TATGCTGTCTATGTGTCAGCAAATGGTGTTGTTACTGTCCAGACTTCTGCCGGTGGTTCTGTCCTTGGTATCCTGCAGAATGATCCAATCTCAGGAGGGATCTGTGACATTGCTGTTGTTGGTGTATCAAAAGTACTTGCAGGTGGTACTCTTGCAGCTGGTGATCCTATCCAGGTTCACACAGATGGCACTATAATCAAAGCACTCACTGGCGATGTGTCTTTTGGAACTGTTCTGATCGGTTGCGCTTCTGGATCTTTTGCAACTGTTCTTCTCAATGGTGGCACACAGAACGAAATCAACTAATAATAAATAACCAATCTTTCAAGGAGATTTTAAATGAAACCAACAAACTCTGATGTGCATGTTGATCAGGCTTTGACCAATATGTCTGTCGCTTATATGCAAGAAGATTCAGCATTTATTGCTGATAAAGTCTTTCCTGTCATCCCTGTTGCTAAACAGAGTGACAAATATTACATCTACAACCGCAATGATTTTTTCCGGGATGAAGCAAAGAAAAGGGCTCCTGGAACTGAATCAGCCGGTGGTGAGTATGGCTTGAGTACGGACAGCTTTTTTGCTGATGTTTGGGCTTTCCATAAGGATGTGGCGGAACAGACTTCAGCCAATGAAGATGAGGTACTTGATGGCGAATCTGATGCTGCTGAATTTACCATTCAGAAACTGATGATCAGGCGTGAAAGGCAGTTTGTCACCAAATATATGAGCACTGGTGTCTGGACCACTGACAAAACTGGTGGAACTGATTTTGTCAAATGGGATGATGAGGCTGCTTCAGATCCTATTGAAGATGTCAAGGATGGCCGATTGCTTGTTGCTGGTACAACTGGTTTTAAACCAAACACCATGACAGTCAGCCTTGAAGTCCATGAAGCCCTGAAAAAACATCCACTGGTACTGGAGCGTTTTAAGTATACATCCAGTGAGTCCATCACTGCTGAGATGATTGCCCGGTTGCTTGAGCTTGACAACTATTATGTTGCTTCCTCTATCTATGCAACTAACGAAGAAGGCGCAACAGCTGCTTACAGTTTTGCTGTTGGCAAGGTTGCTTTGCTCTGTTATGTCAATCCGGCTCCATCCAGGATGAAGCCTTCAGCCGGTTATGTTTTCGGATGGCAAGGTTTCACTGGTGCTTCTGATATTGGTATCCGTACCAACAGAATTGATGTACCTCTGAAACAGGCTATTCGGGTTGAGTCTGAAATGGCTTTTGACATGAAAAAAGTTGCAGCAGATCTTGGTTACTTCTTTGACGCTGTTGTAGATTAATATTTAACAGGTTAATACCAGGGAGTATTACCATGATAGATAAAAATTTTGGTTGCTATGGGGGAAGAGTCCTCCGGGCAACCAGGGTTGGAACATTGAAGAAAATCAGAGGTGCCATCCTTACCTGTGAGGAAACATCTTCGATGCCCTTGAGGAACAGGATTGCTTTGTCAAACTCAAGTAAAGTTGAGTTTTTCCCGGATCCTGAATCAATGAAACCGGCTCTCACCACTGCAGAAAAAAACCAGATCGAAATGAAACGTCTGGAAGCTATTGATAAGGCTCAAGAGGCTATCACAAGGACCACTACAAGGCTTGAAAAGGCAAAGACACCTGCTACTATCAAGAAAGCAGAAAAAGCCTTGCAGAAGGCAATGGATAGCCTTGCAGCATTAACTGCAGCAGCCGATAACAAAGAGGAATAATACTATGGGTATAACTCAAAAAGAAAAGGGGCACAGGTCACTTGATCGGTGCTCCATCGGAAATAAAGAGATTCCTTCTGACATTGCTTTCACCATTGCAGCCGGTGGAGCCAATGTCTCAGAGATTACCATTGCCCCTACTGATATCAGTGGCAATGTGATCACAGGGGTTCACAATTTAACTGTTATTCTGTCTGATGCTGCCACTGGTGTTGGTCTTACCGCTACTGGTGCCAGTGGTACTGTCCAGGCAAAATCTGCCAGTGGGACTGATCTTGCTGCTCTGACTGCCAAGAAAGCCCTTGCTGTGCAGACTCTGGCTGATGGTACTTATATCCTGGAGATTACGGATACAGCAAAAACCGGCTTTTATGTTGCTGCTGTTATTCCATCTCATGGATTGCTTGAAGTATCCAGAGTGCTTGTCTCTGGCGATTACGGAGCATAATCATGAGTGAACGCTGGACAAATATTAAAAACAGCGTTGCAACTGGTTCAGGAGCCTTGGCTCATACCTTGGCTCCTGGCAGGGCTTTCAGATTGTTAGAAGTCCGACTTCACTTGTCAGCTGCAGCAACACAAGAAACTTTAACCATAACAGCCGATTCCAACGAAGGTGCAGCATATGACCTTGTTTTTGACTCTCAAGCAATGGCAGGTGTGGTTGATCATGTTTATAGACCTGCCCATCCTGCCATATTCATGAAGGGTGATGAGCTTGATTTTGCCTGGGGCAATACTGATGCCCGGACCTTTGGATTAGAGATCATTTATCAGGAGCTTTGATATGGGCGTTGCATATGGCATAGATCCGAATGGAGCACCAAAAGCATTGAAAGTTGATGAGTTTGGTGCTCAAGATATCAATATTCAAGACCAAACTTCTCCCACTCTTATTCTTCCAATGGTCCAGCAACTTGGACTTGCAACTCTTTCAGTAGACGCTGTTTTAAATGCTTATACCGTAACAGTAACTAGTGCATCAGGTTTTGCAGTCGGTCAACATTTTCGTATTATCAATTCAGCAGCAGACCGATATTATTTTGGTACAATTTTAAGTATAGCTGCCAATGTAATAACTTTAGATACACAGATGGATTTTGTATATGTTGCAGGATCTGAAGTTACTATTTCCAACATAAATATGGCAGTCGATGGGAGTGTGACTCCTGTTATATTTATATTAAGAACAGGCTCTCCAAGTATTCCTTCTTCTGTTGATATCACTCAAATACATATTACTTGCATAACAGCCACAGCAGTAGACCTTAATAAATTTGGAGATCTTGCTGCATTAACAAGAGGTTTGGCTTTTCGACGAGTTAATGCAGCAAGATCTAATATTTTCAATGTAAAATCAAATAAAGATCTTGCTGGTCTTGCTTCTTGCTTTAATCCTTATACAGCAACTAACCCAGTTCACGGAGTTGATGGTTTTACTAGCTGTATAGGTTTTGGAGGCCAAGGCAGAATTGGAGTAGTTTTGCGAATTGATCAATTTGGTAATTTGGAAATGATTGTTCAAGATGATTTAACACTTTTAACGTCTTTAGTTGTTATGCTAGAAGGCCATGTGGTTATAGACTAATTGTGAGGAATTGTGAGGAATTTATAATATGAGCTGGACATATTCTGGAGATCCATCAAGTAATGATAGAGATCAGGTGCGGTTTCTGATCGGTGACACCCTGACAGCAGATCAGTTGCTAAGTGATGAGGAAATTGCCTGGGCACTCACTCAAGGCTCTGTATACAATGCATCTGCCATCTCTGCAAGAGCTATTGCTGCCACATTCAGCCGGATGGCTGATAAGACTGTTGATGATCTCAGCATAAAATACAGCCAGAAGTCAAAGCAATATGCTGATCTGGCTGTCAGCCTGGAGAGCAAAGATTCTCACAAGTCTCTAGGGGTGTATGGTGGTGGTATCTCTGTCGCTGACAAAGAATCAAATGAGCAGAACACTGACAGGGTATCACCATCTTTCAAAAAAGGCATGACAGATGAGTCATTCACAGTTGATGATGAGCTGAGAAGGCTTGTGTAATGGCAATCAGTGATTTTTCAGAGATGCTGACATCAACTGTCACTGTATACCCACTGATCAGCCGGGACTCATACAGCAAGCCAACATATGGCACTGGGGTCGCATATTCTGCCCGGATCTCTGAAAGGCATGTGAAAGTCAGAGATCCAAACGGTGAGGAAGTTGTTGCAGATGGTAAGATCCTGATTGATGGAAATCCAACCATTCCTGCTGATTCAAAAATTATTCTTCCAGATCTGAGTGAACCTGTTATCATGGCAGTTAATCGGGCTTATGATGAGAATGGTCCTCATCATACAAGAATCTTTTTTGCCAAAAGGGGTGGTTGATGTCCAGGTTGAAAAATCTTGATAAAGCTGTTGCAAAACTGAGCAAACTCAAGGGCAGGGTTGAGCGGATTGTCAAATCTGAGCTTTACAAGGAAGCAGAAGGCATCATGACTCTGAGCAAGGATGCCTTTGTGCCTGTTGATGATGGTCCACTGATGACATCTGGACAGGTTGATCAGCCGGTTGTCAATGCCGGGGTGGTTGATGTCACTCTTGGATATGGCAACAGTGCTGTTGAATATGCAAAGATTGTCCATGAGGATCTGGATGCTTTTCATCCTGGAGGGGGTCAAGCAAAATATCTTGAGATTCCTTTCAAGATGGAACAGCCTGGAGTCAAAGGAAGATTGGCAAAAACACTGATTAATGAGGCAAAAAGACTATAATGGTTTTACTTGATTCAATACATGATTATCTTGTGGTTCAACTGATTGCCGGTGGTGCAACTGGGTGGTCAATTTACAAAGGTTCTTTGCCTGATAAATCAGATCAAGCTGTTGTCATCTATGAGACTCCTGGGCTCGCTCCTGAAAATGAGTCTCTTGGTGCAATTTTCAGACCGGCTTTCCAGATAAGGGTGAGAGGCCCGGTCTATGATTATGCAGCTGCAAGAGCAAAAATGCAAACAATCAGAGCATCGTTACATGATGCAGATATTTCTGGTCTTGTGTATGTATATGCAACTCAGTCTGGTCCAGTCCCTCTTGGAAATGATGGGAAT